AAATTATCTAATATTTTATATTTTGACTTGATGGGGTTTTTTACATACATTTCTTTATTATGTGAATGAGTACATAAAAAATAGATACCATAAATAAGATTATATACAAATATATAAGTTGGTTTATCTACATTGAATGGACGGGTATAAATATCCGCATATTCTTGAAACTCTGTTTTATGAAAATCTGGATAAATTATTTTTTCTGCGTGAATTTGTTTTTGCAAAATATAAAAAAAGGTTTTCATGACTTATATAAGATAGTTCTATAATATACTATCTTATGTAAAGTAATTTTTATATTATAAATTGTTATATGATAATTTATTTATTTATTACGCAAATGGGTCATAATCATTATCTTCCCCTAATTGTTCTGATTTTATATTGGCTACATTATTTTCAATCGTTAATGCACTGACACTACACTTATTATCAAACTCTTTCACTAACCCTTCAAATAATTCATCTTCAATGAGTTGTTCAGTATCTTTACTTTCATACTTTACCTTTTCTTCTAAAATATTCATTTCATCCATATCTAGTACCACTTGAAAAGCACTCGTTCCAAAATATCCTTCTTGACCACACATCACATTAGCGGATACCCCTCTCATCGTATCTAATTCTGCGTGTCGAGCCGCTTTTAAAAACATTTCGGGGGTTTCTTCAAAGGATGCCTTGGCAATGGGACCAATATTATCATTGTTAATACCATGTCTAAAGATAGATATCATTTTATGACTAAATGTCATTCTATCACATATCATTAAATATACAGTATGACTCTTTTATGGGTACAATATCTTCAAGCAATTCCAATGTTAGGTCATTAGTATTTGGGATTGGTCCTTTAGTTAATCTTTATTTAACAGGTGTAGGAACTTTAGCTACATTTACTACTACTACTAATTTGACTATGATTGCAGGATTTGATTGTTATGTAACAAATTCATCTGCAACAACAAAATCACTTACTTATAATACAGTATTTACAAATAGTAATAATGTTTATTTAGGAGGATCAGGGTCAGGATCTATAACATTTAATTCAGGTACAACAGGAAATCCATACGTATATGTAACAAATACAGGTGGGGCTGCTATATCATTTGAGACAGGATCTATTAATTCTTTAATATGGCAGAGTGGTACTAATGCAGTTTGGTCAAATATAGGAAGTCGAACATTGACTATTGGTGCAGATTTAATTATGGCATCAAGTATGGGGACCCCTACACTTACTCCATCAATTATATTTACAATGAATGGTAGTCCTATAAGTGGGTTTAATGCAGTTTTTGTTACTGCTAATAAAACTTTTGTAACAGGAACTATAACATTTAATGATTTAGGTGCATCCTATATTATGCAAGTTACAGGTAATATAAACTGTAATTCAAGTATTACAATAACTGCAGCTGATTTTGGTATATATATAAATGGAAATATAAATCAATCTTTAGTTGCAAATACTTTAACTTTAACAGCAGGAAAGTTAGTAATACAAAATGGAAGTAATGTAACATGTGGAATATTTTCTAGCAATAACTCAAATGCTAGAACCCTTAGTATGGGATGGGGTAATTGGACTGTTACAGGTACAGGTACAGCTTGGAATATTACCACATCTACTAATATGAGTCTTGATGCACAAACTAGCAGAATAGTATTTACAAATACTACAACATCAGGAGTTACATTTGCTGGAGGAGGTTTGACTTATTACACTGTAGAATTTAGTAGAGGAGCTTCAACTGCAACAATAACTCATAGTTCAGTTAATACTGTAATAACAAATTTTATAGATGTAACTTCTACTGCAGCACATAATATATCGTTTAGTGGAACAGGAACATATTTTTTTCATAGGTTCATTGTAAAAGGTAATGCAGGACAATTAATAACTTTAATTAGAGGTTCAATTAATAATGCTGTTATTTCTAAATTAGGTAGAGGAATAGTATCTAATTGTGATTACTTAAATTTAGTTTCAACAGGATTTTCTGCATCTCCTACCAATACATGGTATGCAGGAGATAATAGTACAGGTTCTGCTTCAGGATGGATAATAACAGCACCACCTAGTTCACAATCTCTTTTGGGAGCAGGTGGAGTTGGGTAAGTTTTTAACTAACAATAACAAGTAAAATATCATTGAGATATTTTTTGTAATTTTATAAAAAAAACAATGGGAAAAATAAATTCATATCCTTTAGCACCCTCTCCTATATCAGGAAGTGATAAAGTAATTGGTACTGATACAGCAAATGATAATGCTACTAAGAATTTTACTGTTCAAGAGTTGTTTGATTTTATATTTGAAAATGGAAATTTATTAGAATCTTATGCTAATAACGCAGCGGCCATATCGGGTGGATTAGTTTTAGGAAATATTTATCGCACTTCAACAGGAGAAATAAGAATAGTATTTTAATAATGGATATAAGAAAAATATCAGTTGGTCCTGATTACAAGACAAGTGCAATGCATTACATTGTAGGGCAGAAAGTATTGGGCGAATCTAACGAGATTCACTTAATAAAGCATGACGATCAAAATAATTCTATCTTGGTTTACATAGTTAATCAAAAAAATGAAGTAGTTTTATGGAAAGAGTTTAACTCAACAATACCAATTTCAATCGAATATAATATAAATTTTTAAATGCGTTCACCATTCTACTTCATAGCAAAGCCATTGAAGGGAAAACGATACGACAACACAAAAGACATATCAGGAGTAGAGATAGTGGTTAGTACCTCAGAAGAAGACCATATGTTTTCTAATCGATATGCAGAAGTCGTAGAAGTCCCTTTAGGGTATAACGGACCAATTACTCAGGGTGATATATTACTCGTTCATCACAATGTTTTTAAGTATTACAACGACATGAAGGGTCGTCAAAAAAGTGGTAAGAGTTTCTTTAGAGATGACAACTTTTTTATTGAAACTGATCAGTTTTTTATGTACAAAAAAGGTTCCACGTGGAACGCGTATGACAAGTATTGTTTTGTAAAGCCATTACCTGCAGTTGAATGCTACATTAAGAAATGTTTTACTAATGAGCCATTGATGGGTATTATGAAGTACCCAAATAAATACTTGATTAGTAAAGGCATAAAAGCAGGAGATATTGTTTGTTATAAGTTTGATACTGAATATGAGTTTACTGTTGATGATGAGAAGTTATATCGAATTATAGACCATCAAATAACAATCAAATTATGAACATCAGAGAAGTCAAATTAAAAATAATTGCAGCAGGTCATAAAGCAGTTGAACAGCTTATAAAAGTTGCAGAAGAAGATATTATAAAGATAAACTCAGACGATGACTTATCTGCTGATAAACTTAAAAATGCAGCGATGTCAAAAAAGTTAGCAATATTTGATGCATTTGAGATACTAAGTAGAATTGAATTGGAAAGAGAAAACATAGACTCTATGGATAGAGGTATTAGTAAAACAGATACAAAACAAGGATTTGCAGAGAGAAGGTCTAAATAATACAATTTATAGTGTAGCACATGAATACGTACCTACAAATGAACTTGTTAAAAAAAACAAGGCAAGAAGTTGGGTATATGGGTACAACGACAAGTATGACTTAATAGTCATTTCAAAAACAGGACAGATTGGTCAAATCATAAACATATCAGGACTTTACATAGCACTTCCTGAATCTCCCGATAAAATACATCAAAAAGAAGTAGATAAGTCAAGACAATATTGGCAAAGAGAAGAGATACCAAAAGACTTGTCAAAGATGAAATCAATATTCCATTGGAATGAAATGCCTCCTCAATTTAAAGACCGTTGGATAGATTACATTGAACAGCAGTTTGATTATAGAGAGAATGGATTTTGGTTTATGAACAATGGTGTCAAGACTTATATAACAGGCTCACATTGGATGTATCTACAATGGGCAAGTATTGACATTGGATACCCTGACTTTAGAGAAGCAAATAGAATATACTTTATTTTTTGGGAAGCATGCCGAGCAGACTACAGGTCTTTTGGGATGATATACTTGAAGATAAGACGTTCAGGTTTCTCGTTTATGTCATCATCAGAGTGTATTAATATAGGTACACTTGCAAGGGACTCTCGTATTGGTATTCTGTCAAAAACAGGTAGTGATGCCAAGAAGATGTTTACCGATAAAGTTGTTCCAATAAATAATCGATTGCCATTCTTCTTTAGACCTATTATGGATGGTATGGATAAGCCTAAAGCCGAGTTGGCATTTAGGATACCTGCGTCTAAGATTACCAAAAAGAATATGCACGATGTTGGCAACAATGAGATGGATGGATTGGATACCACAATAGATTGGAAAAATACAGAAGAAAACTCTTACGATGGTGAGAAGTTGTTATTCTTGGCTCATGACGAGAGTGGTAAGTGGATTAAACCAAACAATATATTGAACAATTGGAGGGTAACTAAAACTTGTTTGAGATTAGGTAGCAAAGTAATTGGTAAGTGTATGATGGGTTCTACATCAAATGCTTTAAGCAAGGGTGGTGACAACTTTAAAAAACTATACGAAGATTCAAGGATACATTCAAGAAATGCTAATGGGCAAACAAAGTCAGGGCTATATGCTTTGTTTATTCCTATGGAATGGAATATGGAAGGTTTTATTGATAGATATGGCATGCCTGTATTTAGGAAGCCATTACAAGAAGTAGAAGGTGTTGATGGAGGGGTAATAAAAAATGGCGCATTAGATTATTGGGAAGCAGAGGTTGATTCGTTAAAAAATGATGCTGATGCTTTGAATGAATTTTATAGGCAGTTTCCAAGAACAGAATCACATGCATTTAGAGATGAAAGCAAAGAGGCGTTATTTAATCTTACTAAAATATATCAACAGATTGATTATAATGACTCAATGATTAAAGACCATTACATAACTAGAGGTTCTTTTCATTGGAAAGATGGAGAAAAAGATAGTACGGTAATATGGGCACCTGATAGAAATGGTAGATTTTTGGTCAGTTGGATTCCCAATAAAAACTTACAGAATAATTTTTATAGAAGAGGAGATTTGTTTTATCCCGGCAATGAACATGTTGGATCGTTTGGATGCGATCCTTACGATATATCTGCGGTAGTTGGCGGTAGAGGTTCTAATGGAGCGTTGCATGGTATGACTAAGTTTCATATGGATGAAGCTCCTGCAAATGAATTTTTTTTAGAGTATATAGCACGGCCTCAAACAGCAGAGATATTTTTTGAAGATGTTCTTATGGCTTGCGTGTTTTATGGTATGCCTGTGCTTGTTGAGAACAATAAACCAAGACTTCTATATCATTTTAAAAATAGAGGGTATAGGAATTTCTGTATGAACAGACCTGATAAGCAATATGCTAAACTAACAAAAACAGAAAGAGAACTTGGTGGTATACCAAACTCTTCTGAAGATGTAAAACAATCGCATGCATCCGCAATTGAGTCTTACATTGAGAGATACATAGGAATGGATTTGGTAGGTGCGTACAGAGGTTCAGATGAGATGGGCACAATGCCATTTACAAGGACATTAGAAGATTGGGCTAAGTTTGATATTAACGATAGAACTAAATTTGATGCTGCTATAAGTTCAGGATTGGCAATTATGGCTAATCAAAAACATATGTATGTGCCTGAAAAAAAAGAATCAAAAATTAGTATTAACTTCGCAAGGTATAGCAATGATGGTACAACAAGTCAAATAATTCGATGAAAGATATATTAATAGACATAGTATCTACAAATTTTCCAAGTCAAATGGCAACAGACGCTGAGAAGGCATCTGATTCTTTTGGTTTGCAAGTAGGTCAATCCATACAGTATGAGTGGTTTAGAAAAGACGGTAACTCTTGCAGATACTATAGTCAATGGAGAGAATTCCATAGACTAAGATTATATGCAAGAGGCGAGCAGTCTGTAGCTAAATACAAGAACGAATTGGCTATTGACGGAGACTTGTCATACTTAAATATAGATTGGACTCCTATTCCTATTATACCAAAGTTTGTAGACATAGTAGTTAATGGAATGTCGGACAGGCTTTTTAAAGTAAAGGCATATGCTCAAGATGCTATGTCTCAAGCTAAAAGAAACAAGTATCAAGATGCAATGGAAGCAGAGATGGCTTCTAAAGAAATCTTAACAACGATAAAAGAAAAGACAGGCGTTGATGCGTTTACAATGGACCCTGATGAGCTTCCTGAAACTGACGATGAGTTGAACTTGTACATGCAGTTGAATTACAAGCCTGCTATTGAGATTGCTGAGGAAACTGCTATAAATACTATTTTTGAAGAGAATCACTATGAAGAAACAAGGAGAAGGGTTGATTACGATATGACTATACTTGGTATAGGAGTAGCAAAGCACGAGTTTCTTCCCGGCACAGGCGTTAAAATATCTTATGTAGATCCTGCTAATATTGTTTATAGTTATACTGAAGACCCTTACTTTAAAGATTGTTTTTATTGGGGAGAAATTAAAACCCTTCCAATGACAGAGCTTTTGAAGATTGATCCTAAGTTAACCAAAGAAGACCTTCAGAATATATCTCAACAAAGTCAAGGGTGGTACGATTATTATAACGTAGCAAGATTTTACGAGAATAGTTTGTTTCATAGAGATACATGTACGTTAATGTACTTCAACTATAAGACAACTAAAAAAGTTGTTTATAAGAAAAAAATACTTGAGAATGGTAATTCTCGTGTGATTGAGAAAGATGATTCGTTTAATCCTCCTGTTGAAATGATGGAGGAAGGCAAGTTTGAAAAGTTAGAGAAGACTATTGATGTTTGGTATGAGGGTATAATGGTAATGGGTTCTAACATTTTATTGAAGTGGGAGATGTCTGAGAATATGGTTAGACCTAAGTCAGCTTCACAACATGCAATACCAAATTATGTAGCTTGTGCTCCTCGTATGTACAAGGGTGCTATTGAGTCATTGGTTCGTAGAATGATTCCATTTGCTGATTTGATTCAGATAAGCCATTTAAAACTACAACAAGTAATAGCTCGTGTTGTCCCTGATGGTGTATTTATAGATGCCGATGGTTTGAATGAGATTGACTTGGGAACAGGTGCAGCATATAATCCTGAAGATGCATTAAGATTATACTTCCAAACAGGTAGTGTTATAGGAAGAAGTTATACGCAAGATGGCGAGTTCAATAACGCAAGAATACCAATTACTCAGCTTACGTCAAACTCAGGCGCAAGCAAGACACAAATGCTTATAACCAACTACAATCATTACATGGATATGATAAGGGCTGTAACAGGCTTAAATGAAGCTAGGGACGGCTCAATGCCTGACCCTAACTCATTGGTTGGTGTACAGAAGTTAGCAGCATTGAACTCAAATACTGCAACAAGACATATTCTTGAAGGTGGTTTGTTTATTTACAAAACAATAGCAGAAGCATTAACGTACAGGATTGGAGATATATTAGAGTACGCTGACTTCAAGGATGATTTTGTAAATAAAATAGGCAAGTACAATGTTTCTATACTAAACGACATCTCTGATTTATACATATACGACTTTGGTATTTTTATTGAATTGTCTCCTGATGAAGAGCAAAGGGCTCAACTTGAAGCCAACATACAAATGGCATTATCTAAGGGTGATATAAATCTTGAAGATGCCATAGACATAAGAGAGATTAAGAACATGAAACTTGCTAATCAATTGCTTAAGATGAAGCGAGTTAAGAAGAACGAAAGGGAAGAGAAGATGAAGATGCAACAACAAGCAATGATTGCTCAACAACAAATGCAATCTCAACAATTAGCAGGTCAAACAGCAATGCAAAAAATAGAGATGGAAACAAACTCTAAAATCAAATTGAAACAAATGGAAGTTCAGTTTGATATGCAAAAAATGCAACAACAAGCGCAGTTGAAATCTCAGTTAATGGCAGAAGAGTTTCAGTATAACCAAAGACTTTATGATATGGAGATTGGAAATTCAAATCAAAGAGAAAAAGAAAAAGAGGTGGCTAAAGATAAAAGAATAAGCATTCAAAATACACAGCAATCAAAGTTAATAGACCAAAGGAAAAACAACTTGCCTCCATTAAATTTTGAATCAAATGAGGACAGTCTTGATGGTTTTGACTTAGCTGAATTTGAACCTCGATAAAATGTAACAAAAAATGTATAATTTTGTAATAAATAAAATCAAATTAAAATGGAATTTAAAGTAAAATCATTAGATGTAGTTGAGCCAAAAAGTGCTCAAGAGGTAGAACAAGTTTTATTAGAAAAGCACGAAGCTGAATTGAATGGAGGAGGCAAAGTTGATTTCTCAATAAAGCCTACAGAAGAAGTTCAACCTGAACCTGATCAAGTTGAACCTGAACAAGTTGAAGACGAGTTGAGCGAAGAAAAAGTTCTTTCATTTATTGGTAAACGATATAACAAGCAAATTAATTCTTTTGAAGAGTTAATGGCTGAAAGAAAAGAAGCA